GTGACGGCACCAGTTGCTCCATTGACACTCGCAACGCCTTCGATGGTTCCAGTGTTCCCGTTGAATGTGTTGACGCCCTCAATAGCACCAGTATCCCCATTGAACGTGTTGACGCCCTCAACGGCACCAGCAACACCGTTGAATGTATTCACCGCAGCCACACTACCTGTGCCACCATTGACCGAGGAAACTCCCTCTACCGCACCTGTGTTTCCGTTGAAAGAGGTTACAGCCTCAACCACACCAGTCGCACCATTCAGACTGCTTACAACTTGGACATCACCACTAACACCATTGACTGTGCTTACGCCGATTAGATCAACTAGAGTTACCGCACCAGTCTGTCCGTTGACTGAGTTGACACCAACAATTGATCCAGTGGCACCATTGAACGTATTGACGCCTTCAATTGTTCCTGTTGCACCATTGAACGTGTTGACACCCTCGACTGTGCCTGTTGCACCATTGAACGTGTTGACCACCTCAATGTTGAACATGGTAGCACCAGTAACATTCGAACCCGTGCTTCCGTTGACGGTAAATGTGATGTTACCTGTTCCGCCATTGAAAGTGTTTACTAAGTTAGCAGGAGTAGAGCCTCCACTCAATCCTGTTCGTTTGAGCGGACTCGAAATGGGTGGATAGAGATCAGCAGGAAACTTGACATTTGGATCATTGGATGTCAATCCAAATGACGGTCGAGGCCCAAATGATGTTGGGCCTGTAACGGCAAAAAACACCATGTTGTTCTGACCAACGACATACTTTTTGGTTGGTTGAACCTCTGGATTGATTCCTGCGGGCAGAGGTGCATTTGCTTTTAGATAGTCGATAATCTGCTGGCGATTTTCGGTAACTGTGGCTTTGAAAGACTCAGTGACAACACTGGTATTACCAACCAATGACAAACCACCTGAAGGATTTAGGATGATCCTAACCCCCAGTAGTTGTGCTTCGTTGATAATTTCTTGTGGTGTCATTTATTACCTCAATACACTACAGGATACGGTGGGTTTAGGTTGATCATTTGGCCAGACATTTCCATCCGAGATGCACCGTTTGATGCCTGAACTGCGAACTTGCCGCCAACACTGAACTGACAATCGCCTTGAACTTTGAATTGCTGATTTCCGTCTGTTCTAAACAAACAGTCACCCTTGGTGTAAATTTCACTATCACCATCTACAGTGATGTAGCAAGTTCCACGAACGTGAACCTGCTTATTGTTTGCAACAATCTCATACCCATCACCTAGAATCTTCTGAACACGACTTCCATCGGGATGATACTCGTCAAACGATCCTGATCGGTGAAGGATGTTGATTCTTTCTGCGCCAGGTGTATCATCCATTTCTAAGATGTGACCGGACTCAGTTTGGGTGATATGATTGAATGGGTATGAGGCAGCATACGGAGGATTGGGTTCGGGCAGAGTTGGTTCGCCAAACAAGTGTGATGCTGGAAGCATCTCGTCAATGTTTGACTCTTTGAACTCAACGGAGGTTCCCTCTTTGTTACCGTACGCAAGACGAGGCGTATCGGGGAATCCTGTTCTGGTTGGATAGGTTCCGTTGGGGTCGTTGAAACCCACACCCGGAGTTGCCGGTGAAAGAGGAACACCACCGATAGTTCCCATGAAGATAGGTTGTTGTGCATTTTCTCCGTCTTGGAAAAAACCAACTACCCAAGTTCCCTCGACTGGGCCAACTGGTGCTGTTCCGACCTCTGAGTTTGCCGCACTTGTAATAGGTTGCATTGGAGTTGCCCACGGAAGATCGTCGGTGGGTAACTGTTGTTTGTCTTCAGTGTGATAACCAATACATCTTACTTTACATCGACCGAGTGCATCAGGATCATCCCTGCTTTCGACTACACCAATGAACCAAACAAAGTTTGGTGTCTCCACAGTATTTTTTTGACTCATGATATAAACACTCCTTGAACGGCACCATCAGGTTGTTTTGTTCTTCCGAGGAACTTACCCTCACTCGGATACTCAAGAGGAATTCCTGATCGAGATAGTTCTAGGGTGTTTGTATACTCGTTAGAATCAATATCGTGCCTGATCGCAGTAATTGTATAAACTCCACTCGCTCTTTCATCAAACCAAACAGGTTCACTTTTATCTATGGGGTCTGCCCTCGGAACAAGTATTTCAACATGATCTCCCAGTTCAAGAAGACTATTGCCGGGAACCATGATCTTTACTTGCTGTGAAGTCATTTGATTGAGAAGAACAATTCTAGAGCCTCTGTACTTGTCTGGCTCAGATTGGTATCTTTGCTCATCTGAATCAGTGTTTGATTTTGCCGTCTTTGGTTCAACGATGATTCTATTTTTTCCAGCAAGATACCTTGAGTTGTATGGAACAACTGGATGCTTTGCTTCTCGATCATACCCTCGAAAGTCTGGGTAGTAATTGTTTGTCGATGACGTAACACTCTTACCCCAAACATCATAAGAGTAAACTTGTGTTGAAAACTGACCCGACTCCATAGATTGAACATGGTCGGATTGTCTAATCGGACTATACTCTCTGAGATTTGTAAAACCCTCTAGGAATGACTGGTTTCTATTACCAGTATCGGTGTCTCTAGATGCTGCCGGTTTTAGAGTATATGTTGCTTTTGGTTCTTTCTTATTTGAGTTGAGGATGGTAGAGAGGCTTTTGAAATTGTAACCGTTCCTATCCTCATAGAAAAGAAAATCAGATTGACCTTTATCATTCAACGCAAGAGGAACGATAGAGCGAATCGCACGGAGTGGCCTCATATTAGGAAAAGCAAACTTAGAAATGTCGTTTGAACTTTTTTCTGATGTCAAAGTTCCCTGAAGATAATCTTTGCAAATGACTTCAATGATACTCTCTGGACTTCCAGACAGAGCAGTTGAAACTCTTGACTGTAAGTTTCTCTTCGCACCCCCTGTGACGAGATCAAGTTTATATCCCTCTGCTCTTTCACCCAAAGAGCGAACACGTTCATCAACCTTCGATGTCTCCATTGTAAAGTCAACATACTCGCTACCAATACCGGGAGTTCTGAACGAAGAAATCAGGGTTTCATGTGCGTTGATAGGCATCCTGTTCAAAAGGCCTTGACCATCTTTGATGTATATGAAACCGTGCATAGTGGGAGAGAAAATATCCTCAAAGATAGACAGTCGCATAAACTGACCGCCTTCTTTCAAGTCAACATCACCACCAGAATCGGCATATAGACGCAACTCGGCAATCTCATAGTCGCCGAGTTTGGTCATTTGATCTACGCTTTGTAGGCTACCAAACTGAGGTTGCATCAATCATCTCCACTGATAAGTCTTTCGAACTCAACGATAACTTGCTGAACAATTTGTGGGTCTAGAATACGAATAAATCTATCTCTGTTTTGTGATAAGTCAAATTCGTGCATTCTGTTGGTGACCACATAAGTGGAGTCACTGTCCGTGACATAGTTTTCTAATAGAGTGGCAGTAAATCCTGGCGCTGTCGTTGCATAAAGTGATGAGTCTGCGTATGTGACACCAGCGGTAAACTGTCTACCTGAGGCATCAGGAGGTGTACCAAAGGGATCAAGATATGAACCAGATGATCCATTGTAATTGATCACCGGAGAAAAGAAGTGATGAATAGCGTTTCCACTATCAGTGAAAACTCTTTGAATGGTCGCCCGTTGATCGCTCGTACCACCATCCAAAAAGGAATTGGTGCTAATCTTCTGACCGACCATATCAGTAAAACTTCTAACCTGTGTCACACCAATTTTTGATTTGTTGGTGTCCCCGACATACTCTTTGATTCGAACTGTTTGCAGAGTTGGATTGTAATCAAGAACCTGCCCTCTAATTTCCATTTGATATGGATCCACGATATCATTGTAATCATAGGCATAAATTGTATCACCCCGCTCAAACCACACGTTGTTTAGTTGATCCTCAGAGGTGCTTCCTGTTCCGCCGGGATACAACACCAGAGTGGTTCCCTCGTATTTTTTAGAAATGTGTTCATCGAGTGCATTCGCATCGTAACCCAAATCGGTAAGTGGATCAATGATGTCGTTGTATAAGGCAAGAACCCAAGCAAAATCTGGCCGACCATACACTTCATCAGCAATCGTGTCTAGTCTATCACCGTCTTTGACTCTATACTCAGTGAATAAATCTCGGCCAACTTTGATCTCCTCCTTGAAGGTTACGCGACGAAGAATATTCTTCGCACGATACAAAGTCTTACCATCAAAGGTATAGTTTGTGTCTGGAAAATGCTTGAAGTATTCCATTAGAAGCCTGCCTTGATGTGGTTTCTACTGAGTGCTTCTGCCTCTTGGAAACTAAGTGATAGGGTTAGTTGAGTTGGTGTTCCATCTTCAAAAGATGTCATGTAATCATTGGGAGTATAGTTTGTTGACACACTGGTGAGATATGCCCGAGGGAACTTAGGAAGTTTTGTATTCTCTCTCGACACACCATTTCGAACAATGAAAGGATGGATTTCAAACTCAGATGGGAATGAGTAAAACGCCCTGTTTGGCGACACCTCTGGATATGCGTGGAATCTGAACATTCTAACCACCTGCAACGCCGCTTCTGCTTCGGTTCTTGATCTAGGTGAGAAGTTGAATGACATCTCATACGTTCTAATTTGAACACCCTCGAAAGTCATTTCTTTTCTAGGGTTTGAGACTGCACCAATGATTGAGTTGAATGCTTGTTCAGAGTTCAAATCAGCACCGACAACTTTACCCACGGTATCAACGGCACCGAGACCACCCGCCACTGCTTTGGGGAAAAAGGTAGCAAGCATGTTACCCTCTAGGATGCCCTTGACCGCTCCGAAGTTGTTTTCTGTATATGACAAGTTATCATTCAACTGAAGACCCGTATTCATTCCAAGGACAATCACATCTTTACTATCTGTTTTTGCTTTTGCTAGTCTTGTATCGGCGATGGTTTTGTTGAAACCTGCGAGGCCTTGCTCTCCTAGATTTGCATCCAGAATTCCTTGACCAACACTTGAGGCCGCATCCGCGACAGATTGACCTTCTGCTGCCGAATCGCCTGTAATGAGTGATGTCGCAGATTCAACAGCACCACTTAGGGATTCCTTTAGTCTTTCGTATTGTGTTTGTAGGTTCAGACTTTGACGCTGGAAAATCTTGAACATAAGAAAGTTTGAGTACTCGGTGCTTCCCTCAAGATCCTCTGGATACTTGACAAACTGACCCTTTCCATCAAGAGAACCGAGGACACCACTTTGGCCAAAAGACTGAGATGCTCGCTCTAGAATACTACCACTAGAATTCGCATTGAACGCATCCAACTGGTTTGTAGCAGCAGCGCCGCCAGCGCCCGGATCTACGCCTGGATTGGCTCCCGCCTGACCCTCGTTTGGAACAAAAGACTCTGCAACCATGTAAATCATCCTTTCTTGGTGATACATAAGTATGTATGGCATACAAGGGAAAATACAAACCAACAAATCCCCAAAAGTATGTAGGGGATGCCACAAAAATCGTGTACCGAAGTCTATGGGAACGTCGGTGCATGAAGATGTTCGATTCGAACAAGAACATCATCAAATGGGCATCAGAGGAAGTTGCTATTCCATATAGATCCCCGAAAGACAATCGTATACACAAATACTACCCAGATTTCATTGTCGAACAGAAAAACAAGAGGGGTGAGGTTGAGATCGTCATGATTGAGGTCAAACCAAAAAAACAAACCTCACCACCCGCCATGCCCAAGTCTGGTAGGAAAACCAGATCATTTGTTGTTGAATCATTCCAATATGCCGTAAACAAAGCAAAGTGGGAGTCAGCAGTGAAGTTCTGCGATTACCGTGGCTGGAGATTCGTTATTCTCACAGAGGATGAAATTCTATGAGTGAGGAAGTAGAAAATCCAGTTGCTTTGCTCTCTGATTACATCAGAGGGATCAAAGGTGAGGTAGAAGATATCTCAGACCCAATCGAACAAGTTCACAGTGGTGCGAGAGACATTCCAAAATCAACAAGACTCAGTGTAGGCCACCTGTATCTATTCACATATAATCCTGTCACCAAACGTGATTTGCCTTACTACGATTCTTTGCCTTTGGTCTTGATGTTGGAAAGAAAGGACAAAGGCTTCTTTGGAGTGAATCTACACTACTTGGAACCCAAGAGAAGAACTGCGGTTCTCAACACACTAATCTCATCAAGACTACAACAAACTGATGACTTTGCCCGAGTAAGAGTAGATTATGATTATCTAAAAGACAAACCACAGTATATTTCTTTGGTTCCGTGCTATAAATACTATCGGTTCAATCGTGTTTCATCGAAAGTGGTGGAGATTGAATTTGAGGATTGGTCTACAGTAGCAGCGTTGCCCATAGAGGTTTTTAGGAAGTCATCGAAGAGAAGAGTGTTTGACGATAGTCGTAGAGCGATTCGCAAAGAGAAGAAACGTAGAGGAAAGAACTAATGCCACTCAATCCAACAGTAGCAGATATGGTAAGTCGTATCACTCGTTTTGGAACTGCTCCGACGAACCGCTATACCATCGACTTTAGTAACAGTTACTCCGGTATCAAAATTATTCAATCGGTGTTGCTTACAAAAAGACTAAGTTCATCGTTGGAAAACGTGTCTGTCCCGGGCATTGGAATAGCATCAAACCCACAACGATTTAGTTCTGGCCCTGAAAGAGAAATGCCTTACGGTAGGACGTATGAACAAAGTGTTGATATGACATTTTTGGTCGGTGCTGATTACTTCGAGAGACAATTCTTTACTGACTGGATGACCAAGATTCAGAATCAAGGAACAAACACGTTTGGATACTACAAAGACTATGTGTGTGACTTGACTATCAATCTTCTCGACCGGAAAGATCGAGTTAGATACGCTTGTAAACTCTATGAGGTTTGGCCAAAATCTGTAGCAGCGATTGAGGTTGGTGCAGAAACAGAGGGACTAGCAAAACAAACAGTTTCCATGGCATACAGATGGTGGGAGCAGGTCGAACCGTTTAGTGGTAGACCAATCAACCCACAGACCACCGGAGCCGCTGGCGGGCCAAACACTCGTCTTGGTCTGGATCTACCAGCAGTCGCACAAAAGACAGGATCGCCTGAATCTATCGCTCTTGGAGGCAAGGTCGTAGAGGGACAGAGAATTACTGAGTGAAATGAATAGGAGTATTGAATGAGTCTACCAACATTATCAACACCAAAGTATCAACTAACACTGCCGTCAACACGACAGACAATATCGTATAGACCCTTTACTGTTCGTGAGGAGAAGAACCTCCTGATTGCAATGCAGTCGAACAATAAAAACGATCACATCGGAACTGTTGTGAATGTCATCTCGTCTTGCGTCGATGATGAAATCTCAGTCGAAGACCTAACCATGAATGATATTGAATATCTCATGGTCAAACTTAGAACCACATCAGTTGGTGAATCTGTCACGATGAAGGCAACATGTGACGAGTGTGAATCAACTCAGGCAGTCGAGATAGACCTAACAGATTTTTATGTGAAGGGAGACTCAAAAGATGGAGATCGAATTCACCTAGCAGATAACATCGGACTTATCATGCAACTTCCTCGTCTTAGAACGACACGCAAGTTTGCTGCTATGGCCGAAGGTAAGATGAAAATCGATGATCAGTTTGCTGTGATTGAAACAGCAATTGCTGGCGTATACGATGATAGGCAAACATATAGACTTCGTGATCAAGATCCAGAGGAAAACAAGCGGTTCATCGAATCAATGACGACAGAACATATGGAGTTGATTACCAATTGGATCTCAGACGCACCTAGAATGTGTAAAGATGTCACATGGACATGTAATGAATGTGGTCATGAAAACAAGATCGTTGTGGAGGGACTCAGCGATTTTTTTACCTGATGATGCAGCATGATAGTCTGGAGTCATACTTCCAGAACAACTTTATCATGCTGCAACATCACAAATGGAGTTGGTCGGATCTAGAGTCCATGCTGCCTTGGGAAAGGCACGCATACATAATGCTGCTAAAACAATACCTAAAGGAAGAAGAGCAAAGACTCAAGGAACGCAAACGTGGCTGACGAAACTACAAACAAGTTTAGTGACTCCGTAGACAAGTTCTCGTCTGCTGTCGAAGGCATGGGAAAGGGTAAAGGCGGAGGCGGCCGAGGTCGTGATTTATCTAACGTCCAGCGAGATGAGAAGGGTCGCATCAAAAAGAAAGAAGAAGCGGCAGAAGAAAGTAAAGAACGAAAAAGTCTTGTCGATGCTATTCTTGGACTAAGGGGCGGCATTGATGCTTTGAAAAAAGGCACGGGCGAGGGCGCGAAGAAAGTAGGTATGGGTCTTGGTGGAATTCTCGGCGGACTCCTCGGTGGTGGCGTTCTCGCTGCACTTGGTGGGTTCTTCGGGCCTGAGGGTAGACTCCCACTCTTCGCAGCAAAGATCCTTTCACTGTCTGATAATGTAATGTCGGTAGCGAGGAGGATCGAGCCTTTCCTCGGGCCAGGCGGAAAGATCGCGAAGATTGGACTGAAGTTTCTCGGGCCCCTAATGTTCCTGATCGACGGAATCACCGGAGCGATCAAGGGATTCATGGGCTCAGATGAGGGACTGATTGGAAATCGATTGATAGATGCAGTCAAAGGTGGATTTGCCCAAATCATTCAAGGCATTACATTTGGACTTATCAGTTACGATACGGTGACGGAGTTTCTTGATCCTTTGTTCGAACCCGTCAAAAACTTCTTTGGTAATGTTGGTGCAATCTTCAATGACCCAGAACTATCGATCTTCCAGAAACTCGGACTGATCTTCGAAGAGTATCTCTTCATGATGAAAGAAACTCTCAGTGTACAGTTCGGAAGAATCAAAGACCTATTCTTCATTGTCTTCGATACGATCAAAGACAACTTCTCTATTGCAGGTATCGCGAATCTAATCTCTAGTGCGGCACAAGGCATTAGTGATGCGTTCACTAAGATTGGTGAATTCATCTACGA